TCACCCAGTAATTGATGTCTTTCCTGTGGCACTAATTCGCACCAGGTAGGCAGTTTATCCTCTTTCATATTCTGCTGTTATTTCGTTAATGGAATCAATGATACCCTTAAATGGATTGACAAAGTGGATCACAATAAATTCGTAGATGTCTTTATTGATTTGCTTTGCAGACATTTCCCAATATTGGCTGATATTGTATCTGCCTGTTTCCTGGCAGTGATCACCATTGTGATCTGACCAATCATGTACCCAGTCAAGCCTGTCAGTACGGTCAAGCCATTTTTCAAATCTGTTTAGTGGAATGTGGCATCTGTTACAATCAAGATCCACAGTCAAAATGTTCGTGTCTTGATCTCTGTTAAAGTCAAGTACTGTAAATAATTGTTTCATAGTAGTGTGTTTTTGTAGCACTAAGATAGTAAATAATGTTATACTACCAAAGTTTTTTTATACTTTTTTTTAGAATTCTACACTAGACAGTTCCTTGCCTAGCTTTGCTGCACACTTTTTCATGTGCTTTTTTTCCTCAATAGTGAAATCAATAGGCTTTTTATTGCCATCAAATCCCCTTAATTTGTGGTAGTAGTTAGTGATTCCTATGCAATATTTAGTAAAAAATTGCTTTGCTGGTACGATCTTAAAAAATTCCTCTTTTGTCATATACTAAACGGTTTGTAAGTTTCTACATCAAATGTATCACTTTTTGAAATTGGTTTTGGTTTTGCTTTGTTTATCCTGGGTGGCAGATAGTCCATTTTCCTACAGTACACATCCACATCCATATATTTAATCTTTAATACTTTTGACATCCTCTCAATGTTTTCGTATTGCCAGTTGTCATCAATGTACATTCTCTCTGTCTTAGATAATGTCTTAAATGCTTTGCCTTTTGGCATCTCTGCCAGTCTTATAAATTCTGCCATAGGTGTGGATTGTTTTTAACGGTTTCAACAAATGTTTTCAAACATTCTAGTTCAGCCTCATCATGTGACTTGCAATTTTGTATCATGCCAGTTGTATGATAGTTACTCATTGGCACATGATAAACGCAGATGTTTGTCACTCCTATTGAATAGTGCAGATTGTATTTTTCTCTGAAAAATCTAAATGCTTGCTGCCATAAAATATAAGTATTTGACTGATACCCTAGCTCCCTTAAATTATATTCTAGTTCCTGTGGAATATATTCTGTTTTCATAGTTTGCTGGTTTTGGTTATCTAAAATAATCATCTTGTAATAGTGCTAATGCAATAAAGCATACCACAATAATAATGACAGATTCCAGGTTTGTTTTGCTTTCTTTTTTCATAGTTTTTTAGTTTGTTTGATAAATCAAAGATAGTAAATAATGTTATACTACCAAATATTTGTCCATTTTTTTTATAAAAAAAAAGCCCACTGTAGAAACAGCAGGCCGTACCACACTATGAAAAACTATATCTTTTCCTCTCTGAATATTTGTTCAATGTGCTTAGGTAGCACAGTATAATCATTGTCAAAATGATCAGGCATCACATCCATCAGCCTCTTATTCCGATATGGGCTATTCTTTTCAGTACACCACTTTTTGCTGATTACCATCCAGTTATAAAAATAAATGTAGGTATTAGCCTTTTTTATATATTGCTTTTTATCTATAGGTAGCTTGAATTTTTTGATTAATGACACCGATCTGATCTCATTGTCCAATTCTAGATCCCTGCAAAGCCCCATGTACTTTTTTAAATTTCGTACCTTTTTACCCTCTAGCATGTCATTAAACTTAATGTAAGCCTCACCATCCATGGCATTTGTCCAAGCAGTACATTTGTCAGCCCATTGTGTAAAGTGAGCAAATTCATGCACTAGAATCTCAAGGGAATCAGGTCTATTCATAGCACATGCTAGCACTGGCACAGATTCATCAAAATACCCTGCACACTTATTCCTAGCATCTAGTTTTAGGTACTTTGTGTTTCTTAGTTCACACTTCACATCAAATGTTTTACATGTATTTTTTACATGCTGAACAAAATCTATCATGCTGGATCTTTTAGTATTGCCTCATCAGGTCTATCTATCTCAGGGATAGTCACTCTTTGCCCCCCTCTTACAGTAGCTAATAGTTTCCTCACTTCATCTACCTCTGCTGTCAATTCCTGGTACTTATTTACCAGTAAGATTTCCTGCTGTGCTGCTGTCATTTTGTTCCAATTTTTAGGCATTTTCATATTCAAACTGTATTAATAGATCTATATAATGTTTAGCTTTTTTTAAATCCTCAATCCCATTTTTATCTTTATGTCTCATCACATACTTAATAATGTTGCCCTCAATGAATGGCACATTATTAGCATAGATAAACTCAGTAGGCTGAATTTTAAATTTTGAATAATGGCCACCGCCTATTTGTGTTTCACTTGCTTTCATTTATTTTAATTTATTGCCATCATAAAGTACACCATTGTACATGCACATACCATCAATGATCTGATGTGGCTCTGCAAAAAAATACACCTGTTTATTTACTGTGTAAAAATGTACAGTGGCAAATCCATGCTGCCAGTCAGGGATCTTTCCTGTAGGAAAATATTCCACCTCAGTCCTCACCCTGCCACATCCTATCTCAATCCATACATACGGATTGTTTCTGTTAGTAATAGGCTTATAGTTCAGCCTATGGCTGTGGCCTGATGCACCACTACCCATGTATTCGTAGATGTTTTTCTCACCTGCATTTTTAGATAGGCTTAACCCATGTACCCCAGTGAAAACATCAAACCAATTGATGTAGTCTTTCCCATCCCACTCAATGCCATAATCATCAAATGATAGGATCTTTTGTAACTCTGTAGTCTTGTACTCTTTGAATAATACAGCAAGCCTTGCAAGCTGGCTTTTGCTATTCATGTGGGGCTTAGTGATCCTCTCATCATGATTGCCAGGTATGAATCTTATTTTAGCATCAGTAGATAATCTCAATGGATTGAGGATCTGCTCTTTTGTATATTCTACCTCTTTGATTTCGCTGTACCCAGCCAGGATGCCATCATCAAATAGTTTTTTTTCGTGCCTGCTGACATAGGGTAAATCCATAAGATCACCCAATAGTGCCACCTCATCAAAGTGATTATTTTGTAGCACTCTATTGATGCATCTTTGAACTGTCTGATCAGTTAGCCATCCATGCTCATCAGATTTGATCAGCACAGAATACCTATTCCTGTCAGTAAGTTTTTTAAGCTGCCACCAGTTGAACTCCGTTTCGGATAGCCTCGGTCTGTTTGTTTTCATAGGTAGTAAATTTATAAAGCCGTCAACCGTATCTAAATCAATACAAATCCATTTTTATCTATTTTCCCTGAATTGTGTAGTGCTAATAATTCATTAATTGATTTGCCGAATGTCTTTTGAAAATGAGGATCATCTTTGAATCTCCAATCACCGCCCCATTCCCAGCCATATCTTTTAAATATGCCTACAATCTCCATCCAATCAGCTTGCTTATCTCCATCAGCGTCAATCTTTTGATCCCAGCTAGCAGTCTCAAATGTGCCATTGTTGTCTTTGTCTAATAGCAATACTATGTCGATTGCCAAAGAATAATTGTGATAAGATTGACCGCCCCTGGCCTTTGTAACAATTGCCCCAGGCTTTGATCTACCTTGAGCATACAAAGCATCCTGCTCCGCAAATGTTCTAAGCGTATGTGTAAATCTACAAATAGATTTGCCAGTCAAAGCAGCACAAATTTCATCATAGATCTGTACAGCCTCATCTCTTAGTTTAGGATGTAGTAATTGAATCCTCTCTAGTGTCTTTTGGTCTTTCATCTTTCTTAAATTTTTCTATAATTGTGACACCTAGCACTGCTGCTGAATACCACAAAAATCCCTCAAATACGAACTGTTTAGTATTAGGCATGTAACCCAATACAATAGCATTTATGAAAGCGGATATGCCAGCAAATCTTTTGCTAGATACCAAACCACTATCCGATAGTAAATGCTTTAAGAATTGCATAGATTTTGCCTTTGTACTTATATAGCAAAAATGCAGGTATTGCCAGCAATATCCAAAACCAGGAAATCTTATTCACCTTTTTTTCTTTTGTCACAGTCTTTTCTTTTACACTTACAGTATTCCTGGTATCATTAATAATCACCTGATCCTTATCTAGTTTTGTAGTTTCTTTTTTCTGCTGTTGTTTAATTTTCTTTTTCCTGATTTCCTTGATGGATGCAGCAGGTATGGATATGCTATCCCCTTTAAATGAAACAAACCCAGCAGTGCTATCTTTAAATATCACCACTAGGTCAGCCGTTTCTACTGTAGCAGTATTAATCGTGTGTAAGCTATCTGATGTAGTATAAACCTTAGACTGATCCACACTGGATGCTGTACTATCCTTGATATGCTTATCAGTAGTCTTGTGTATCATTGTGCATGATGACAAAAGGATAGTAAGTATGAGTAGTCTCATTAGTCTCGATCTTGTTTATTTTGCATTGCTATTGCTAGCTTATTAATTGTAGTCAAAATATTGTCCAGTTTCTTAGCTATGATGTCATCCTGTTTTTCAACCATAGTCACTCTCACCTCTAATTCTTTCAGTTTCAAACTTACTTTCACATAAATACTGATCAGTCCTATGATTATCATGATGGCCTGTCCACCTAAAAAAATTGCAATATTCTGCATGTCTTACTTGTTATCTATCAATTTCAAAAATATTGGATAGATCTCATCAGTTTCAATCTCAGCCACAGTATCAATAGTCAATTCACTTGACCATAGATCCTGCACATTGATGTCTTTTTCAGCAGTTAGCAAATCCTCATGCTCTTTGTTGAACTCAGCAAATTTTTCTTTTTCTATAGTGACCATGCCATCCTTTTCCTCACCATACTTTTTAAATAATTCCTGTTTATGCTCATCATACAGCTTGAACTCATCACCTACTAACTTTGCCAATCTTGACAAATATAGCTTTGTTTTCATGTTCGTTTTTTGCTTCAACAAACCATGACTGATGATCTCTACAGATCCATCTTGTTTTTGCTTTGTGATTCCGTTCAATTCGTAGTGTAGTGCTACGATTTCGTGTAGTTGTAATTTCATGCTTTCGTGTTTTTTATATATAGTTTTTTTTTGCTTTTTTACTCATTCCATGGCAATGGCAAATTCACTATAGGTGGATTCTTTTGTGTTTCTATTTGTGCATCAAGTCCAGCTTTCAATGCATCTACATCTAAGCCATTCTCTAGCCATCCTATCACTACTACCTCAGTTAAATCAGGGTATGCTGTGAAATCTGTTGCTGATGGTGTAGCACATGCCATCAAGCCATAGACATCAGATGAATAAGTGCCATCATTTGCCTGTAGTCTCCAATGCACATTTTTCACCACATCTGTTAGTTTGTCCTCTGTTGGTGCTGTGTCCATTGCACTGATCACCCAATTGTATTGTATTGCCATTATTTATTTTTTAATTGTTTTATTTCAGCATTCAATTCCTGAATTGCTTTTACTAATACTGGTACTAATTCCTGGTATCTTACACCTAGATATTGTGTATCATCTGTTTGTTCTTTTATTCCTTTTGATATTTTACTTTTATCAATAACCTGTGGGAATACCTTTTCTACATCCTGAGCAATAAGCCCTAAATTTTCTTTATTTGTTTCATCTGATTTCCATGAAAAATTTACTGCTCTTAATGTCATTAATGATGCTACTGCATTATCTATGGTCTTATTAATTGTTTTCAATCTCTCATCTGAATTTGATGTCCATGATGTTGAGCCAGGGGAAATATACACACCATTTGCACCATTAGGTAAAACATAAATAGTTTTGCTATTTGCCGATTCTAAAGAAAGCCCACCTGTATATGCATATAAATAACCATGAGTAGTGTCACCAAATTGCATAGTAATCCCAGCTGAGCCAACATTATTTAATACTAAATTAGTACCTAATGCAGTGGAATTTGTTGTAGTTCCAATTAATACATTCCCACCACTTGTAATACGCATTCTTTCGCTTACACTTCCCCCAACGCTAGTTGTAGCAAATGCTACAAATGTTCGTGTGTCACCAGCAGTGTCAATTCCAAATCTCACCTCTGCTCTATTGTTGCCATTACCTTGTGCATATTCGCTACCAATATATCTATATTCACCAGCAGTAAATTGATAAGAATAAAGTTTTATGTTACCACTAACAATATTTAATTTTTCGCCTGTATCTGTTCCACCTATTGACAGATTGCCACCTGAACTTATTCTCATTCTTTCAGAGCCATTAGTATGAAATGTTTGAAAATATCCATTACCAGATTCACCAGCATATAATCTAAATTCACCCGTTGTATAATCTATACTAACACCCCCTTTATTAAAAGAGTTTTCAAATAAGAATCTTAATGAATTTGTAGTGCTACTTTGAGCAATAAAATTAGTAGCAGCCGTTACACTACTTGAGAATGTAGCTGCACCTGTTG